ATGTTGGTCAGCGCCAGGTTGAAGAGTTCCGCAACCCGGCCATCGTCGTCGAGCGCGATCCACGGCGAGAAGTAGCGGTATTCTTTTGCGCTGAGCTTTGCCGCTGCCGCTTCCGTCCAGCGCACGCGCACTGCCCAGAGGCCATCGTCGCGCGCCTCCAGGGCGAACCACCCCGCTGCCTTCCCCGCCTCCGCGGGGTCCGCGGCATCCGTGCCAGCCGCCATGCCGTGTCCGTAGTCGAGCGGCAGATCGTTGCCCTGCCGCTGCCACTCGGCCACGATGCGATCGGCGTCCACGCGTGTGAAGTCCAAGTCGCCCTTGGTCGTCTCGACTGTGCCGTAGGACCAGATCAAGAACTCGTGCGGCGGCTCCGCGGGGGAGTCGGCGCCGAACAGTGCGGTGCGCGAAAGTGCCTGTGCGGTGCGCTTCTGCATCGTCACTCCACCACAAGTCCGAGGGCACAGCGGCAGCTGGGATGCAGCGGCGGCCTGTCCACCACGTCACCCTCGTCCGACTCGAACGCTTCACCCATCCGGCGACGCTGCCCGTGCATCGGAGCGCAGATATCGCACGTGCGGTCGCTGCCCGGCGTCGCGATCCACTCGCGCCAGGTCGTCTCCTGGTCCAGGAGTCCGGCGTCTGCGGCGGTGCTCCACGCCGCATCCTGCCCCGCGTTCTCCGCGCTCAGTGTCTCGGTCCGCGCGATGTTTTCGGCGCGGCGCCGCAGGAGCTTCTCCTCGTAGCGCTCGGCGCCCTTCAGTGCGCGCGCCGGCTCCTGCCCATCGTCGAGCAACGCCTGGAGTCGGTTGCGTGCCGCTTTGGCGTCACGCTCCGTGAGCCCCAACATCGGCCGAATCGCGCGCGCCTGCTCGTAGGGGTGCAGCCCCTCGACGTACCCGCGCCCGACAATCTCCCGAATCGCAGCTCTGGTCTCAGTCGTGACCCGCTCGACCAGGGTCGCCGTCTGCTCGCGCGCGTACTCGGCCGCGTGCGGATTGTCCAGCTCGAATTTCAGCTCCAGGTCCAGCGCCCGGAACTCTGCCGCGCCCGTGCGCTGCATCAGCTCGCGCAGCCGCTCGTCCCAGCGGTCGCCCAGTTTCGCCCACTCCTCGGCCCACGCCGGATCGCTAGTCAGCAGCGCTGCATTCCCTGTGCGCAGCGCCCGCTCAATCTGCGCATCGGTGAGTCGCGCACGCGCCGACACAAGCCATTTCCGCACGGCGTTGCGCAGCTTCTGGTCGGGCGTGTCGCGCCCGACGGCCTTCGGGTCACGCGCCAGCGTCAGGCGCGGCGGCACCACGACGAGGCGCCGCATCAGGGCTCCGTGCGCACGGGCGTCCAGTCCGCCGACAGCGCCGCCGGATTCTGCATGCCCTCCGGCAACTTCACGTGCGAGCCGCCCACCGGATAGGCACATCGGTCATCAACGGGATGATGCTTCACCTCGGACCATGCCACGGTCCACCCGTACCCGGCCGTACCTGCCCGCGCCGCCCGCACGTCGGCCAGCACCCCCGCGTGTTCCGCGCGCGACAGCGCCCGGTCCAGCCCGCGGAGTCGTGCTGGTGCCGGAGTCGCAGGCACGCCCGCCCGCGGGTAGCCACGCGCCCGCGCATCGGCCGCTGCGTATTCCTCCAGCGTCGCGCACGGACCGACGATCCAGCCCGACTGCGTGCGCCCGGTCGCGACGTAGACCGCGCCGGCGGCTCCGACCGCGAGCACGGCCCCGATGACGAGGGGACGCATCACCAGAGCCCGTAGCGCACGCGCATGTAGGCGTGGATGCGGTCCTCGACCGCCGCACTCGGCATCGTGCCCAGCACGATCACCTCACCCACGAGGCCATTCCAGCCGGCGACCAGCGGGCCGCCAATGTACAGCGCCTGCAACGCAGAGGCGCCAACGTTCTGCCCCGTGATCCACGCGGCGCCACTGAGTCGGGAGGCACTCGCGGCGCCGTTGACCCGGATCTGCACGGCACCGTTCGTGCCGTTAGCTATCGCGGCAATGGTCGCGGTTGCGCCGCAATACACCTTGAGGACGGCGTCCCCGACGAACACATACTCTGGCACCGTGCCGCTCAGCAGGGATCGGTTGATCCCGGCGGAGTTGACCGGGGATTGGAACGACGCGGCAATGAAATTCGGTTGCGCGAGGTTTACCGACGCGCCCGTCAGGATGTCGTCTGCCGCGTCGAACGAAAGCGCAACCCGACCCCCCAGTGTGGACACCGCCACGTAGGTCGGCTGTTTGTCGGCCGTGGCCTGCGTGAGACTCCCGGCAGCGTCGGTGCCCTGGTTCGTCCACGCGGAAACGGTCGCGCCGTTGAGCGTGATCCCGAGATCGGCGCGGAACCAGAGCGGCGCATTCAGCCTCCTCGGCGTCCACTGCGGCTCCTGGTGGCCGATTCCCCTGCCGATCCCGCGGATGCGCCGCCCGGTCGCATCTGCGGGCAGCGTCGATAACAGAGTGAGCAACAGGAAGAGTGCGCGCAGCATCGCGTCACCACATCACGACGATGTTCGTCGCGGTCGAAGCCGTCCACAACCGCTTGACGCAGGCCGCTGGGTTGCTGCCATCCGGCACAGCCAGCAACGTGACAAAGGTGCCGGCCGTCATTTCGCAAAGCGTGATCTTCACGGATCCCCCCGTACCCACCCACAACGTTCCCGTGTGCGAGAGGTCGGCCACGTCACTCTTCTGGGCGTCGCCATCAGCGGCATTGTTGGCCGAAGCGATGAGCGCAAGCAGCGCGTTCGTGGCAACCAGCGTCGTCTCGGTCGCAGCCCCTGCCGGGAGCGGCAGCGCCGCCGCCGACACGGGCTGCGTCGCCTGGTAGAACGTGCCGCTCACCGGAAGCGCCGTCCCGCTCGCAATTCCCTGCACGGAGATCACGTCCGCAGATGCCGCCCCGGCCGTGCCGAGGGCCGGCTGCTTCGCCGCAGTCGCTGCCCCGGTGGGGAGCGGCAGAGATGTTGCGGAAATAGGCTGCGCCGTCGTGCCCGTCGGATCCGTGCGCAGCGGAGCCGCCGCGGTCCCGGCCTCCACGGAGCCGCCGCTGGCCGAAGCGCGCAGCGAGGCGCCCAGCACGTATTGCGTGCCTGCCCCGGTGTCGGCGTCGAACAACCGGCTCCACTGACTGGACGTGCCGTCGCTCGCCCCGATGACGACAGGGTACTGCGTCGATAGCGCGGCCCCGGCGGGCTTCGCGCCGTGTGCATGCGTGTACCCGACTCCCGCGTCGTTGGCGTCGCGCGCCCACGTGGCGGTACCGAACAGCAGCACCGACGCGATCGGCACGACGTGACAGAATCGACTCATGCCTGCTCCTGCGCCGGCGCCGTCGGCACGAACCCGCGCCCGGCCTCGCCCAGCATCGCGTCCGCCTGCGCCGCCGTCACCCGGAACGCCTGCGCGATGATGGCCTGTGCGGCGTCGCGTGGCACCTGGCCAGCGGCGACTGCACGCACGATCTCCACCAGCGACGCGACCTGCGCGCCGTTCAGTGCCGTGTCGGCCACGGTCTCGGCGCCGGTTGCCGGCGCCACGTCACCCGCATCGGGCAGCGCGTCCGGCTCCTCGTCGTGCGTGTCCGGCGCCGGCAGCCCCATCTGCTGCCGCACGTGCCGCTCGTCCGCCGGAGTCGGGACCAGGACGCCCGCGTTGACGAGCGCCAGCACCGACCGCGCGAACACGTCGGGATCCGGGGCCTCGATGTCCCCGTGCACCAGTCGTGGCCAGAGCTCGCGCGGTACTGCGTTGAGTTGCATGAGTCGCGCGATGCCCTGGCCGTTGATGATCTCGGCGAGCGCACCCAGCACCGCGCCGAGCGAGGCCGCGAACATCGAAGTCTTGGAGTCCGCCAAGGAGCGAGTGCCCTGCGGCTCGGTCCCTAGCAGCATGAACTCCGCGAGGAACGTCATCAGAATCCGACTCTCGTGCCGCCGGATCACTCTGTCCACATCGAACTGCCGCGAACCCGCGGCACTCTGGAGCCGGAAGGCGAACCCCGTCTTGATGGCCGCGGTTGCGCCCGGTGGCGTGTACTCGCTCGCCGGGATAATCAGACCCTCGCGCTCGTCGCGTTTCACCTGCTGGACAAGCGTTTTCAGATCCGCGAGCAGCGCCTTCTGGTCCGCGGTAGCGCTGCCCATCATGTACTCGGGCGGCAGCTCCGCCACCGGCAGCCCGGCCAAGTCGCGCTCGCATCCGATGGCCTCGATTTCCTCCAGGCGCTTGGCGAAATACCACGAGCGATAGGCGTTGCGCAGCAGGCTGCGCCCCTCGGGATTGTTGCGCGGCGCTCGGACCCGGAAGAGCAGCGCACGCTCCATCGGGATCCGGGCACTGAAGCCAGTCTCGGTCCGCTGCTCCATCGCGAGGAGCGTCTCGTCCGAGGCGAACTCCCAGCGCTGCAACGACTCTTGGGCGCAGAGCTGCATCCGGCGCCAGCCGATGCGGCCGTCCGAGTGCACACTGCGGTAGCGCGGATCGGGATCATCCGGCCCGCGCCGCACCTTGTAGACCGGCTCGACCAGAGCCCAGCCGTACCCCAGGCACGACAGCGCCTCGCGGATGAGCTGCTGCCAGCCGTGCTCCATGTCCGTGCGGCACTCGCGCAGGAAGTCCGCCCAGCGCAGCGCCTCGTCCGACTCGTCGGCCGGCTCCTCGCGCCACTCGACTCCGGAGAGCAGCGTCTCGATCGCCCATAGCGCAGCGCCGATGATGGCGCTGTTGTCGAGCATCTCGCGGTACGTGCGGGGACCGCGAGTCCCGATCAACTTCGGGTGCCGCTCCTCGGAGACGTACCCGCCCCACTGGCGCAGCCCGGGGCGACCGATGGGCTCCAGCTCTGTGGCGGCAGTCTCGGCCATCCTCATACCGCCCAGGGGCTGGCGCGCCCCGCGTCGCCGGCCGGCAGCGTCAGGGGGGCGCGCACGACCCCCGACGCCAGGAACGCAATCGCGCCGCTCGACGTGTCCACCTGGTCATCGTGGGCGCCGTCCGGGAACGCCTCGTGCTCCTGGAGCCAAGCGAAATTCCAGTCGCCGCGCACCAGCCGGATGTGCTGCCGTTCGGCCTGCGCCGATGCCGGCTTCGCGCGCTCGACCTTGCTGCCCGTCTCGCGCTCAACCCGCACCTCGTACCCGGCGAGCAGACGCACGAAACTATCGGCTACCGCCACGCCCGCCGCCCCGGGATCCTGCGGGATCCCGACCGCGACGCTCTTGCCGTCCTGCTGCGCTGTCGCAAGAACCGTCTTCTCGACTTCCAGCGGTGTGCCCCGCATCCGCACCACGTCCTCGACGGCGAACAAGCCGTCCGAAGCACGGCCCCAGAGAGCGCCGACCGTCCAGTCCGGGTCGCGCCCGGGCCGCGACTCGGTCGCCGCGAAATCCCAGCGGCGCACGCGACGCACGGCAGCCGGAGGCACATCCAACACCGGAAACCACGCGCGCTTGAAGAGCAGTCCTGCCGCCGGCCGGATCAGCCAGTCCCCATCGCGCAGTTGCGCGCGAGTCACCGGGTCCAGTGCGTCTAGCTGCGAAATGTACTGCGCCGGCACGTCCGGGTTGTCCACCACTCGCGCGGGCACGAAGCACCTGCCGCGCGCGGGGTTGCCGTGCGCGTCGCACGTGTCCCGCGGAACGTAGCGATCCCCGGTTTCCTCCGCGACGTACCAGATCACCTCGCCGGGCTGCGCTGCTGCGGTGCCCTCCGGTGCGAGCCAGGGCGCCCACCGCTCCTGCACCCAGGCGTGTCCGGGGCCGCCCGGATTCGTGCCTGCGCGGAGCCGCACAGGGAGCCCCGCCGCCGAGCGCAGTCGCGATTGCATGTACGTGTACTGGCGCCGCGAGAAGTGAGTCAGCTCGTCGAAGCCGATGAAGTTCCACTCGCTCGACTGGTACTGCTCGACATCGTCCTCGTGCTCCAGGTAGCCGAACCGCAGGACGCCGCCCGCCGGGAATCGCCACTGATAGGCCGACGAGTTGTAGCGCGCGCCCGGAAAGACCCGCGGGATGACATGCCGCGCCCGCTCGATCAGACTCATCTCCAGCTCGGGAAACGTCCGCCGCAGCAGCAGCGCTCTGTGCCCGGGATGCTCCGCGTCCCGGAGGGCGCACCCAAGGAGCGCATCCGTTTTCCCTCCTCCTGCGGCGCCGCCGTAGAGCGCCTCGTAGCAGCCGAGCGCACAGAATCGATGCTGTGGCCAGCTGTTCGGCTCCCATCCGACCGGGCGGCCCTCGACGATGGACCGCCGCCGGTAGGGCGGCCGTGTGTCACTCATCGGCGAGCGGCGGCAGAATCAGCACGGCGCGCTGCTGGACCTGAATCGGCTCGCCATCGGGCCCCGAGTGCTCCATCGACAGACGCTCCTTCCATGCCGCGCCGCCGCGGCACTTCAGGAGGAAGATCATGCAGGCGACGTTGCCGCGAAGCGCCTGACTGTAGAGCTTGTTCGCGACGCGCTCCACTACCGCGTGCGTGCCTTCGGCACACTCCTCCCGGAACTCCCGAAGAAACACGCGCTTCGTCATCCCGAGCATCCGGCAGATGGCATTCTGCGGGATCCCGAACCCTACGAGTCTGCGCACACGGGCGCGCTCCTCGTCGGTCGCGATGCGCTTCGGTTTCGCCATGAGTCCCTGTCCACCCTCAGATGGTGCGCGATTCTGCGCAGCGTCCCGAGGGGCGTGTAGCTCGACAGCCAGGGCGTTGCCGACGGGCCGTCGATGTCGCGTGCCGCCGTCCATCGCGCCGTCGACCAGCGCTCCCCGAAGAGCGCCAGGGCGCGCGCCGTCTTGGCTCTTACCGCTGCCGTAGCCGCCGCAGAACGCCGCTCTAGGGAACCGGCACCGGCCGATGAT